TGCTCCAGCAGGGACCCGCTCGGTAGTTCAATGCGTTGATGGATCATGGGCGCTCTCCTCGGCGAATGCTGGCGGCTGCTGCGGTTTGTAGTTCTCCGGCGGGATGGCGAGATCGGGTTGAAACTCCGCCCAGGGGAAAAAGGTCTGCCGCCCGGTGTCCTGCAAATTCATGGGTTTCCCCCTTTCGGCTCGAACAGAAGTTATACCAAGTATCAGTATTTATTCAAAAAAAGTCAATAAACAAAGTATGGATATTATTCATCCAGGGCCGGACCGAGAACCAAGTTACCCATTACCCCCTCCCACTCACATTCATTACAGCAGGCGAAATCATCGTGTTCTTTGATTGCGTCACCGTGAACCTCCACCCCGTATTCAGTGGGGCGGCATGAAATGCGGACCAGAACGGACACATCCTCGCCGTCGCACTTGGGACATTTGTAAGTGTTCATTATCTCCTCCAGGTTGTTAGACGGGCGACGGGACGCCGAGCTTTTCGGCCAGGTTCCGGACCGCCAGCGCGGCGGCACCGTTCGGCCGGGTGGCTCCGCCCGCCCAGCGGTTGATGGTGCGGTAAGTGACTCCCAGGGACCGGGCCAGAGCAAAGGCGCCGTTGGTCGGGTGGGCGTTGCCGATCCGGGTCTCGGCCCGTTCGGCGGCGGCGGCCAGGATCGCCCAGGCGCCGGTCAAAATGGTGGTTTTCTGTGCCATAGATGCCTCAGAAAAAGTATAGGTCAAAATGTCACCACCGGAGAAAATTATTCCTGGGCGCCCTCCGCCACGTCCGCGGCATACTCGGCGGCATACTGCGCGTGGGCCTCCCAGGCTTGGCCGGCCAGGAAACCGGCCAGGGTCAGAACCGAAACCAGAATTAGCACACGATGCAATTTCATTGGATTTTCTCCTTCCGAGTGGTGGTATACTTCCAGCAATCCGATTGTTCGGAGGTGGACGGCGTGGCCGTTGGTGCCCTGGGAAACCAGGGCATTTTCAATCGAGCTCGCCGTCAATCACCAGCTCGCCCAACTCCTCGGCGGCCTCCGCCATCACCATACGGTCCACCAGGTCGGCCTCGGCCTCGCGGGCCTCGAAAATGGCCTCGCCAGCGTCCACCAGCCGCACGGCACCCGCAGCACCCAGGGCGGCGGCCAGCGCGTCCCGCAGGGCTTCGTAGTGCGCCCAGTGGGCCTCCCGCTCCTCGGCCAGCCGTTCCCGGGCCTGCTCGGACTCCTCCGGATCCGCGGCGCGGGTGGTGGTCCAGGCGTGCATGGCGCGCTCCTGGCCGGCCTGCTCCGCTAGATAGGTGCAGAGCTCGGCGAAGCTGTCGGGCCAGGCGGTGGCCACAATCTCGCGGATTGTGGCGGCGGCGTTCGTTTTCACCATCTTGATGAGGTTCATTTCGGCTTCGTGGGTCATGAGTTCACCTCCTGGCGCCGGTCCGTCCGGCCCTGGTTGAATGCTTCTTGCGATTCGGCCGGGCCGGTGAGCGCAACATCCCCGGCGCCGTGGGCCTCGGCCATGTACCCGAGCAGCCAGGCGGCCGCAATTTGGGCGTTTGTGGGTTCCATGTCTACCTCTGCGCAATGTAATTGTTGGGGCTCCAGATCGGGTCGGTGCAGATCGCGGCGGTATCGTCCCTCCAGCGTTTCCAGGCCAGCAGGACCGGGTAATTCGGACAGTTGCGGCACTCATCGCCACAGGCGCCGCAGTTCGCGCTCAAACAGCATGTCGGATATCGTCGCGTCTCGCCTTTCATGGGTTCACCTCAGAAAACACGGAAGGAACGATCAGCCCGGAAGGTGGAGCCGTCCGGCCAGGTCTCGGTGTCGGTTTCGACGCAGAACGGCGCCGGCCGGAGCGGGCGATCCAGGACGATGGCCAGCCGTTCGGCCTCGGTGAGCGGGTCGGGGATGAAACCCTTGCCCATGATCGGATCCATGATCCAGCGGCGGCCGTCCTCCGAGAGGTTCAGATACCGGCGGGTCATCACGTTTTTGTACTGCGCGATGCCGGTTGACGGGTCCTGGGTCATGAGCATAAACCAGGACGGATCCAGGCCAGGATGAGCGGCGCAGAAGCTTTCGAGAGGTTTCCAGTTCGGGATCATACTTCCTCCTGTTGGTTGGGGTTGGGTGGGACTTGTGCCAGCCGCCCGGGCGGAGCGGCTGGGGCCTGCCTCACGGTCTAGAGCACGTCCCAGAGCTGGTATCCCAGGGATTCAAACCAGGTCCGCACCGAGGATTCGCCGCGGCCGCCGAAGTCGTCGAGGTCCGGCACATCGGCGCGGTACAGCGCGTCCCAGATGGCCGAGCTCATCTTGTCGTAGCCGTAGCCGCCGGCCGTGCCGCGCATCGCGTTGTAGTCGGCCAGGGGGCCGGCCCACGCGTTGACGCTGGCCTTGACAATTCCGGCGCCGTCGCTCGGGAACGCAAGGATGATCCGGCCGGCCCGCTCGCCGTTGAACACCAGGACGAAGGCCGAGACGCGAGCAACGGCGGGGTGATGGTAGATATCGAAGTTCAGTTGACGCTTGGCCATGATGGCTCCTGTTGGGTTAGCTGCGAAAAGTGACGATGGACGTTCCGGCCGGATTGCGGACCTCGGCCCAGCTGTGCGGGGTGCTGGCCACGTAGGAGCGGGCCAACGTCCGCGCCTGGGCGAGCGTGTCGCGGCTGAAAACCTGCCAGCCGTCCGTGATGACGTGGTAGACCGAGCAGCGGTATTCCGCCATCGGGACGGGCTCAAGGTTCTGTTCCATTTGGTCCTCCGGTTGGGTTGGATTGGGTGGTGGAGCTTGTGCCAGCCGTCCGGGGTGGGACGGCTGGGGCCTGCCTCACGGTCTAGCTGGCCGCAAGAATCGCGCGCTGCTGGCGGCGGAAGGCGCGGTTCCTGGCCTTGATCTGGATCCGGTCGTCGCCGTATCGGTAGGTCCGCCGGTCGTCTCCCTGGGCAGCCATGGCGGAATCGTAGCAATCCGCCAGATAGGCCAGATCGAGAATCCAGGTATACAGGGTGGGGCGGTAGGATCCTTTTGCCTCCAGGAGTTCTTGGAAGGACCGGAAGCCAGAGTGAGCCCGGCAAATCCGGTCAAGCTTGGCCTGCCTGGAACGGTGGGTGAGGTAGATATTCATGGGGTGCCTCCAGTGAGAAGTGATATTTTGTATAACTACTAGGGCAAAAAAGGGTAGGCTACTGCTCATCGTCAAAGTAGGTCCACGCCAGCGTGAGAGGGAGAATCGGGCTGAACTGATCACCCAGCCGTGCCCGGAAACCCTTCCCGTCCCGGTCGATGCTCACCTGGTTTTTCTGGTAGTGGTCCTGCGTCTGGTTCATGGGGTCCTCTTTCTTTGTTACAGTAATTATCGGTCAATCTGTCATCATCGACAAGAGGTTATTTTTTTTTATTTCCAGAATTAAATGATAAAATATTTTCACTGTCCTGGCCGGCCGGATCCGCAGCTCCGGGCCGAGGCCCGCAAGGGCCGGAACCCTCCCGCCGGAGCCCCTGAGCTTTCCCCTGCTTTTCACGGCCAGCATCTGGGAGCCGCAGGCTTCCCAACCATCCCTTCCCGCCGTCGCCCCCTCGCCTTCCCGCAAGGGATCCAAGGCGAGGAGGGCGAGGGACACGGCCGCTCACTGGGCCAGTCCTGCAAGCCCAAAGATGCCACGTCCCACCCAGAGCCAGCGGACCAGCAAGCGCAGGGATGCAGCGCAGCGGAGGCCCGAGCATTGCCCGCAGGCGATGACGTGCCCCTTTTGGGGTAGGGGTCTTTTTATTTCCGCCTGGCCAAATGCCGAGAAAAATAAAAAAATGCGATGGTAGAGGCAGGAGGATGATGGGATAACCGAGGGGACAATTTGAGGCTTCATTTTATTTTCCCTCCACCCAAAAACATTTCCCCACGCGCACGAATTAATTTATTTCACGGTGTCTGTACGTACGCTGGTAAGGGGACGGAACAAATCAGGTGCGGCTGGGGCCCGTCCCGCCGCCCGTTGGGACCCGGACGATGGGGTGCCGCCGTCCCGCCGCCAGGGCCCGGCCCTATGTGTGTGCGCAATCGCTACTAGATACAGGGGTGCCTGGGGGAATCGAAGGTGATGGAGGGACCTGGAGGAATGACCCCTCGCATTTACGTCAAGCGTATTTTCCATTTGGATTTTTTATTTTTCTCGTTTTTCGTGGAAAATAATTAAATCACAAGAGCGAGAAAAGATACTCGAAATTGTGTTTCTGAGGACCGGAGCGTCAGCGAGGACCGGAAGATGCACAATTTCACCTGCGGTAGCTCCGGAGCGTCAGCGACGGTGCTTGAGCGCGCAGCGTGCTTTTGTCATTCTTTCTATATGTATATAGTAAGAATAAACGCGCACGCGCGTAGCAATTTCTATTCCGAATGGTGTCAGTATTGAGTTTCAAGAGAAAATACAGGTCGAAGAAATAGTTTCACAAGGTATTGCTTTTGTTGGTTGTGGACTTATCTTTAGCAAGGAGGTTACTGATATGAGCGCGGTGGTCAAGGATTGGGTGCGGCTGATGTCGGTGTTTCGGACGGCCGCAGCGCGGGAAGCGTGGGCCCGGATCGCCCCGGTGATGTCGCCGGACCAGCGGGCGTGTGTGGAGCGGGATGGAGTCAACCACCAGGTCCTCTGGGAGGGGCTGCGGAATTTGGAGGCGGCGGATATCATCGCCCAAGTGCGGCCTGGCCATTGGTCTGTGGTGGTGGTGAACCCCCGGGTCTATCGGTTTGACCGACTCCCTTTCGCCACAATGCAGGCGCTGATCCACGAATTCGAGACCGGCTTTCACCAGCCCCTTGAAAAACTACCCCCTTTGAATTAATTCCAGATTAAAAAATAATTCTCATTAAAAGAATAATTCAAGGTTACATAACAACTGTTCTCGAAAGGGCAATTTTTGTCCAGGGAGATTGGATGACCCACCACCACCTGAAAATCTGGCCGGAATACTTCCTGCCCAAGCTGGCCGGGGTGAAACCCTGGGAATGGCGGAAGGAGGACGACAAAAAGTTCGCGCCGGGCGACTTCGTGACCTTCACCGAGGTCGAGCCGCCCCCCGCCGAGCCCACCCCCACCGGCCGGACCCTGGGCCCGTTCGCAATCCTCTACGTTTTCCGCCCGCTGGAGCGGCCGGGCTACTGCATCTTCACCCACTCATAGGAGGCACCATGGCAAGAAAACCCCTGAAACTGCAGTTGGAGGAGTGCATCGTGGAGAGGGAGGCCCTGCGGGAAGCACATCGCGCCCTCCTCGCTCAACTGGCGGCGCTCCAGCACGACTCCTCGGTCTCGGTCTACCAGCAGGACCCGGACCATCCGAACCGCTTCAAGGCCCTGCGGATCCTGAACGTCATCGAATCCGGCGCCGGCCTGCGGGTGAACCTCTCCCCGGCCCGGCTCCCCCGCCCCGTCGACCCCTCGAAGGCCGAACTCCAGGACCGGATCGCGGAACTGGAGGCGGAGAACATCGCCCTGCGCGGCATCATCAGCAACCTTCAGGGCGAACGCCCGTAACTACCCATGACCGACCCCACCGAATACCAGAAGGCGGTCGAGATCGCCCGGACCGAGGGGCACATCACGGTCTCCCTGCTCAATCACCGGCTGAACATGGGCGTCCGCGCCGCCGCCATGACCATCTCCCGGATGCAGGACGAATTAATTGTCGGCGAGGATCTGAAAGTAATTAAATTAAATATTTCTTCTGGCTTCAAACTGGGGCAGGCCGTGGCTCGCCGTCAGGTTCCGAACGAGTTTGGGACCCTCACCACCCCACCCTACGACACCTGGCACATCCTGAAGGGCGATCCGGTCGAGCGCGTGGCCTGGCCGGACGGGTCCGAAGGCTTCTACCACCAGAGCGAACTGCTCCTGCGCCCCTGAACGGCAGATCACCCTTGCCCCATCCTGGCGCGGGTCTATCCTAGAAGATGTAGAAAGTTAATCTTCTCAGGAGGCGCCGTGAAAATGCAACTGGTTCTCATTCATCGGGACGGCGCCCGGAAGGAACCCATTGAATTGCCGGAACTTCCCCTGCCGGGGGACGTCATCTGCGCCAACCGGGACGGCGAGCGCCGCTACATCGCCATCGCCCAGCGGATCTTCAACGTCCTCATGGACCAGGACGGGCGCAAGACCTTCGATTCCGTGGACCTCATGGCGGTGCCGGCCCAGGCGCCGAGCAGCATAATCAAACTCCCCGAGCCCCGATTAATTACATAAAATATATTTTTCGGGGTTTTCCATGAAAATTAATTTAAATGAAAAGCGGTGTGCCTTCGTCATCCAAGAAATGCTCCTGCGGGATATCCGGGTGTTTTTCGGACTGGCCCTTCTGGCTGACGAACATGGTCAAGGCGAAGTGGTGTTCGCGCAGGTCATCGATGCGAGCAACCAGTCCTACCTCTCCGTGGCGCGCGCACTGGTCCGGCTCGAAGAACTGAAACTGATCCGGGTTGTCTGGGGCAACCGCAAGGGGCCCGGGGCCAGTTTCCATTTCACCATCAGCAGGCATTGGGTGGAGACCCATCATGGACCTGATCCGGGAAGAGATGAGACTTGAGACGAAGGACGGCGCCCCGCATTTCCTGTTCCGGCGGATCTACGAGGCGCATGACGGCGGGCCCCCCGTGTTCGCGGTGCGCGAGGTGGAGGACATCGACAAGGCCACCGCCCTCGACTTCGTGGCCATGCGCAAGCAGATGGATGCCGCCGTGAACGCGATGGACCGAGAATCGGCATGAGGAAGAAGCCCAAGGACCCGGCGGAAACCGGGCCTGTCCCGAAGATGTCGATCACCCTTCAGGATCGGGTGGCGAACTGGCTGGCGGAGAACTCCTCCCTGGGCCTGGGCGACCTGCGGACCCCGGTGACGCTGGAGGCCCTGCAACGGACTGAATCGGCGGACTACTGGGTCATCGAACGGATGCGCCTGGGCCGGGCCGCCATCATGGAGCTCATGCTGGACATGGTGGCGGACGGCTACTCGATCCCGGCCATCCTGTCCCTGCCGGGGATGCCCAAGAGCCGGACCGTCATGGGCTGGATCCGTGAATACCGCCCGTTCCGGGAACTCCTGGAGGTGGCCGGCGAGATGTACGCCCACGTCAAGGCGAACGAGGCCGAGGAGATCCTGGACGGATCCCTGGACCCGGAGCAGGCGTTCCGGGACAAGGCCCGGGCCGATCTCCGGATGCGCCTGGCCGAGAATTTCAACCCCAAGAAGTTTGGGAAGAAGCAGCAGATCGACGTGAACCACCACGACGACCTCTCGAACGACGACGTGATCTCGCGGCTGCGCTCGGTCCTCATCAGCCACCGGGATGTGATTGAGGAGAAGATGGGGATCAAGATCATCATTCCGACCTTCGACGCCGAGGTGGTGAGCGTCGAGCCGGAGCCTGAACCCACGCCCGCCGAGCCGATGACCCTGGGGTTCCAGGGGACCAGCATGGACGACCTGACGGACGTTTCCCTGGAGGACGAATGATCCCGGAACCGTGTCCCATCCTGCTTCCGCGCTACCAGTGCCACCGGGAGGTGCGCGCCGTGAAGATCCGGGAGGTGCGGCGCAACCCGCTGGACGCAACCCTGACCCTGATCCCGGACGACCCGCGGATCGACCCTTTCCCGGTGCGGTCCGGGTTCGCCAGCCTGCACAATCCCAAGGCCGGCGGCTACTTCATGGTCTACGAGGACGGCAACCAGGACTACTCGGCCCCGGAAGCCTTCGAGGCCGCCTACACCCTGCTCTAGGAGGCAACCGTGGCATTGTACGAAATGCGCTGCACCAACCCGGCCTGCGGGATCATCGAGGAGGTGATGCGCCCCATGTCCGAGGCGGGCCTTCCTGGGCTGTGCCCGCGCTGCGGCTGCCTCTCTGAGCAGATCGTCTCCCGGTGCGCCTTCAACATGCCCGGCTTCAAGAACGGGGAAAGGATCACCGAGGATTCCCTGCTGGAAGGCAAAGCCTGATGAACAAGGCGCGGCTGGTCAAGACGTTCGTGGCCGTGAAGGCGTGGTGCGAAGGCGGGCCCACCCCGGAGCGCGAGGACGTCCTGGCCGCGCTGCAATACCTGATCCAGATCGCGCCGCCGCTGGACGAAGTGGCGGATCCGGTCGAGCCCGCCCCGAATGTGATCCCTTTCCGGAGCAAGAAATGAGTCCAGCCTTTTCATGGGAACACGACATCGCGGGCGGCTGGTGGCTGTCGAAGGCCGAGGTGCGGGTGGCCCACGTCTGGGCCGGCACCAACGGCATCGTGTTCGCCCTGGTCCTGGTGGGCGAGCATTCCCCCCGGGGCCCCTTCCCCACCGAGGCCATCGCCAAGTCCGCGATCCTGCGCGAATTTCTTGCGGCCGAGGCGTAGCATGGCACATTGCCGGTTCTTCGAGGGGGAGCATACCTACACCCAGGACGAATGCGACCCGAGCCATTGCTGGCACGTCCTGGGCGGGATCTCCCGGAAGCGCAAGCACCCCCTGATCCGCCTGCCCAACCCGGACGAATGCGAGCATGAGTGGGAGGACATCCTGGCCCGGGTGAGCGTGGTGGGCGGCCGGCGCTGCACCGACCCGCGCTGCCTCCAGGTCCAGGGTGTTGTGGTCATGGTGGAGCGCCGGATCCATATTTGCCTGAAGTGCGGCATGGTGCGGTACAGCCACGAAAACCTGGGCGACCTGTGCTGCGTCCCAACCCGGCCGAGGCACAAATGAAGAATGACAATCTATCGGGACTCCGCGAGGGGCTGGATCTCAGCCGCGCGTTCCTGTCCAACGAGGCCGAGAACGCCTTTCTGACGACCAAGGTGGCCACGGACCCCTACCCGGCCCAGGCCGAGATCCTGGGCTCCTCCCAGAAGATCCTGGTCATCTCCGGCGGCAACCGCTGCCTGCGGATCTACTGCAAGGTGCTGATGGGGGACGGCACCACCAAGGCGCTCTGGGAAGTGGAGGTGGACGACGTGGTGATGGCGTTCGACTTCGCCACCCGGTCCTTCGTCCCGTCCCGCGTCAACGGCGTCCACCACAACGCCCGCTGGATGGTCCACCGCTTCCGCCACCCGGCCGGGGTGCTGGAATGCACCCGCTCCCACAAGGTTCTCCAGGTGCTCAAAAGTGGCAAGCCTGGCTGGATTCAGGTGGGCCGGGCCGTGAAGGGTCAGGACCCGGTGATCTTCCGGACCTCCTCCGGGGCCCCGAGCCTGGGCCAGCTTTTCTACGAGGGGGAGGTGGGCATCGAGAACACCATGGACATCACCATCGACCACCCGGACCATGCGTTCGTGTGCGATGGGATCGTGGTGTCCAACTCGGGTAAGAGCCATTGCTTCGCCAACAAGTTGGCCTGGGACGCCACCGGGCTCTACCCGGAGAACTACACCGGGCTGCGGACCCAGCGCGGGATCGATGCCTGGGTGCTGGGCAAGACCGCCGAGAACACCCGCGATGCCTGCCAGAAGAAACTGTTCGGGCCCGATGTGAACCGGCCCGGCTGGACGGACCGGCCCGGGGACGAAGCCCTCATCAACGCCAAGTACATCCTCGGCCGGCCGATCCGGAAGTCCGCCCCGGGCGATGCCTTCGACACGGTGAAGGTGAAGCACGTCCCGAGCGACACGGTTTCAGTGATCTCCTTCAAGTCGCACCAGATGGACCGCGAGGCCCTGGCCTCCTGGAACGGGGACCGGGCCCTGCTGGACGAGGCGGCCGACGCCCCGGAGGACACCATCGGCGAAATCTTCGCCCGGCTCATGGACCGCAAGGGGCAGATGTACGTGACCCTCTGCCCGTTGGACGGGATGACCCCGGCGATCAAGTTCCTCTGGTCCCTGCCCGCCGACATCTGCAAGATCGTCTACCTGGGGCACGACCAGGCCAAGCACCTGGACCCGGCGGAGAAGGCCGCGTTCAAGCGCATGTTCGCCTCCAACCCGGCCGCCCTGCTCGCCCGGACCGAGGGCAAGATCACCATGAACTCCGGGCTGATCTTCCCGTTCCCGGAGAGCGACATCACCTACGATCCCTCCCGGATCGCCCCGCCGCGGCATTGCGTGTTCCTGGGCGGCATGGACGTTGGCTGGCGGCACCCGACCGCCGCCGTGGCCCTGGCCTGGGACAAGATGGCGGACGTGGCCTACGCCTACGCCACCTACAACCAGGCCGAGCGCCCCTATGTCTACCACCACGCTCAACTATTGGGCTGGGGTATGAATATGCAATTCATGATCGACCCGGCCTCGGACCAGGTGAGTCAGGCGGACGGCATCTCGATCCTGAAGCGGCTGTGGGAACTGGCCCATCCGGGGCGCTACGAGGAGAACGGGACCACCCGGTTCCGCTGGGAGGACATCCCGGAGGAAATGCGGAAGTACGTGAAGGCGGAACGGGCCTTCCCGGTCGGCATGGACGCGATGTGGCACCGTTTCGAGACCCGGCGCCTGCTGATCTCCCAGCACCTGCGGGAATTGCTGAACCAGTACGGCGCCTACGCCTGGGACAAGGATGGCACCGGGCCCAAGGAAGAGACCCCGACCAACCCCTACGACATCATCACCGCCCTGCGATACGGCAATCTTGGCCTAGCACAATATGCCCGGCGTCTGGACGGGCCGGCTCCCTGGCAACCCATGGAAGATTCCAGCCCAAATCTTGCCATCAAAGACTGGATTCCCTACCGCGCGGGGCGGAATCAGGACTAAAACCCCTGGAGTGGGGTTGCCTGATGGGCATCTAATACCTATCGTGCATACGAAGGACTAGGCAACTAGTTCCTCATGTACGGAGGAATTGATGCCGGATTATCTTCCTGGCATGGCGCCGATGGGTTCAGGTGGGCATCCGGTGCCCGCTGCCGCCGGCCTGATCCAGGTGGGCCCGCCTCTGGGGGGCCCAAACTCGGCCCCGCCCCCGGACGATCCGGTGGGCGAGGAACCCCAGGAAGAGGTCAAGGAATCCCCCATCGCCAAGTTGCTCGGGCAGTTCTACGCCGAGATCGACCTGGCCGACTATGCCCGGCAGGGGAAAGAGATCAAGTGGATCCGGGTCATGAAATATCTGGCCGGGAAGGACCCCACGGACATCCCGGTGGACTACCAGGAGTCCACGTTCTTCTACCGGCGCCTGCCGCGGCTCACCCAGATCGCCAAGGCGAAGCTGTTCAAGCACGTCTGCCCGCTCCAGGGCCGGCCCTACGAGGTGAACCCCTCCCCCCGGCACAAGGGCGGCGAGGATTCCGACAAGGAGGCCAGGAACATGGCCCTGTCCCGGCTCCGGGAGGAGATCGAGGACACGCACACGGCCATGGAACTGGAGAACCTGCTGGACGACATCTGCCAGTCGATGAGCGACCTGGGCGCTGCCGTCCTCTACGGACCCATCAAGCTTTCCCAGCCGAGAATCCGCTGGCAGGACGGTTCGGAAACGGCTGATCCGGCGGACGCCTACAAGGCGATGTGGAAGTTCTACGATCCCCGGTCGGCCTACCCGGACCCGAACGCCAAGAAGCGCGAGGAATTGGAATTCGTCCACTTCCACCACGTCCTGTCCCAGCACCAGATCCGGAACCTTCAGGAGGACAGCACCTTCATCCCGGCGGAGCTGGCCCAACTCCTCATTGATTCGCCGGACGGGAACTGGTCCGGCAACCAGAAGAAATGGGAGAGCCTGCCCTTCCCGGCGAACATGAACAATTCGTCCCTGCGCCGGTATATCACCTGGATGCGGGTCGGGTTCCTGGACGCCGAGGCACTGGAGGCCCTGGGCGAGGTCATCCCGCAGACCGAGGAATACAAGGAACTCCGGGCGTTCAAGGGGCTGGACAAGCCCCAGCGGCGGGCCATGGTGGAATCCCTCTGGGAAATCTGGTTCTGCGACAAGCACGTCATCAAGATTTCCAAGCGGAAGTTCCAGCCGAACATCCTCCCGGTCTACTTCATCCCGTTCCGGCGGGACCCCAACAGCATTTTCGGGATCGGGCCCGGCGAGGCCGCCCTGGAAGTGTCGGAAATGCTCATCAACATCTGCCGGAGCATCGATGATGCCCTGAATGATACGGCCGGGTTCCAGGTGGCCATCGACGCCGGGCGGCTGGAGAACACCGACCTGCACGTCCAGGGCCGCAAGACATGGCTCTATCGGAACAAGACCGGCACGGCGGCCGGCAGCGGCGCGGCCAACACCGGCAAGCCCATCGAGTTCTTCACGGTGCCTTCCAACCTGCCGCACCTGATGGAAGCCTTCAAACTGTTCGAGTCGATGATCCCCGTGGTGACGGGGGTGAACGAGCAGACGGTGGGCAAGGACCTGGGCTCCGGGGTCCGGACCGACAACATGTTGAACGATATGTGGGATTCGCTCGAAGAGTTTATCCGGGATGTCGTCGGCAACGTGGATCGCTACTTCTGGAAGCCGCACCTCCGGGACCTGCGGGCCTGGATCGGCACCTACCACCCGGACCGGGCCAGCATGGCGCTGGACGCGGACGTGCAGGTGCAGGGTGTCCGCGGCGCCCTCCGGCGCGAGATCGTCGGCCGGAAGCTCAAGGAGCTTTACACCGAGCTCCACCAGTTCGGCCTGCCCTCCTGGTTCGATGAACGGGAGTTGGGCAAGGCGATCATGGAAGGGATCGGGATCGAGCAGGAACGGGCGATCCTGTCCGACAAGCAGTTCGTTCAGGCACAGGAGCTCAAGGCCGAGATGGACCGGCTCAAGCAGGCATCCGGCCGGGACGAGGCGGGCGAGAAGGAACGCGCCACCACCAGCGTCCGGGACACGATGCTCAATCTGTTCAAGGCCATCATCTCCCAGGACAAGGCGAACGCGAACCTGGTCCCGATCCTGGAGCGGATCTACAAACTGACCGGCGAGGTGGACCCCAAGGCGGAAGTGGCCTTGGCGATCTGGGCCCGGCAGATGGCCAAGAACCTGGAGGCCATGGGAGATGCCAGCCAGCAGGAAGGCCAGATTCTCCAGACCCCGATGAAGGCGGACAACCCGCTCGAACTGGCGCCCGGTTCCCGTGACCCGCAGCAGGCCCTGGAAGCGGCCAAGGCGGGCCCCGGCCCCAAGACCCCGCCCAATCCCCTTCCCCCCGCTCCCACGACTCAGCAGGTGGCCCAATGAGCCGGTTTGAGAACCGCTCCGTCGAGGATGTGGCGGCCTATGCCCGCCAGGCCGCCCGCAAGGCGTTCGAGGAGAAATGGGGCATCGACCCCGGCACCGCCGGCCTGCTGTTCGACCGGGCGGGATACCTGACAAAGATGCTCAACCATCTGGACAAATCGTTCCTGGAATGCCTGCGGGAGGAAAACGACCACGACACCCTCCTGCGGAACCAGGGATCGGCCCGGGTCCTCCGGGACATCCTCGGGATCCCGGACGAAATCAAGGCTCTCGAATCGTTTGATTTGCCCCAGCAAGGGTCCCCGGCATCCCGCCGGGCCCCCGGGGAATTGGAGTGATGCATGCCAATGCATAAGAGCAAGTTGCCCGCCATCCTCGGCGCACCGCCGGAAGGGGCACTGGATCGGCAGAACCTGTCGAATCTGGAATCCCTCGGGATCAAGGTCGATCCCGCCACCGGCAAGGCGTCCGCGGTATCCGGCGGGCCGTTCCAGGGCTCAAATGCCCCTGCGCTGGATCCCGATGACTTCGGCTCCGGCGTCCAGGTGCTTGACCCGGAACCCACCGTGACCCTCGACCCGACCGCCCCCCTTGAGGAGCAGGTGGACGACCTTCCCGCGGACGACGCGGCAGGCGCCGCCGAACACCCCCGGCCCGGAGCGCAGACGGAAGAAGGGCTGGCCAAGCGGGAGAAAGATGCCCGCGAGGCCCAACAGGCAATGGGCAAGGCCCAGGCGAAGCTCGACAAGACCCTCCGGGACGTCAACGCCAAGGTGGCGGACCTGGACAGCAAGATCGAGAAACTGGCCGCCCTCCAGACCAGCACCGGGCGCATCCCGGCCGACCTGAACCCCGCCGATGAGGCGACCGTGGCTGAATACCGCCGGGACTACCCGGAAGCCGTGGGGGTGATGGAAGCCTTGGTGGCCCCCGTGTATTCCCAACTCGCCGCCCTGGGCGACCGCGTGACGGCCGCCGTGCATCAACTGGGCGCGTACCTGTCCGAAGCGAAAACCGACAAGGTTTTCGGCGCCGTCTACGAGAAGATCCCCAAGGCCAAGGTGGATGCCATCACCGAGAGCCCGGAGTTCATTGCGTGGCTCGGCGAGCTTCCCCAGAGCATCAGTCGGCTCTACGTGGACGTGCTGGAGAACACCAGTTCCCACGAACCGGCCGAGGCCCTGCGGATCTTCCGGGAGTATTCCCGGGACAGCGGGATCGATATCGGTCTGGACCAGCCTGGCACCCCGCACGCGCCCCAGCAGCAGATGGACACGGCTCCTGCGCTGCGAAGCGGCGGTGCGCTCCCCCCGCCCCGGCCCCGACAGCAGGCCCAGCCCACGGCACTGACGCCCCTCTCCGATGGTGAGGCGCTGCGGTTCTCCGCGCTGATGTCCAACTGCCGGACCCAGGCCGAGCGGGACACCCTCCTCCAACGACTTCGACTTCGGACCGACATCAACATCCAAGGCGAGCAGGTCTACGGCGAATACCGTTAGCCGCCGCCGTTGAGGGGTCCGCTCCTACGGAAAGGAACACATCATGACCATCACCCGAACCCCTCGTCCTACCGTGGACACCGGCCTGGACGCCACCAGCCAGGGCAAACTCATCGAGCAGATCGTGGAAGGTCTGGCGATGGACGTCCTGCGCCGGGAATCGTTCCTGGGCAAGATCGCCAACACCAAGGCGCTCAAGAAGCTGGAAAACTTCGGCGACACCATCACCTTCCGGGTCCTGGCGCCGCCCACCGTGAGCCAGTACGTGATCGACCAGCAGCTTGTGCCGCAGGTCATCACCGGCACGAACTTCAGCATCACCGTCAACCAGGCGTGGTACACCTACTTCACCGTCGATCCCATCGACATCAAGGAGATCAACGTCCCCCTGATGGAGGAGACGGCGCGGCAGATGGCCCTGGGCCACAGCCAGAACGAGTACAGTGTGGTCGTGGCCGGGCTCATCGCCCTGGTCTACGCGGCCAACGTCATGTCCTACCTGGGCCAGGTGCCCGGGACCATCGCGTACAGCCCGACCGTGCCGACCAGCGTGTCCAGCACCAGCCGCGCCGACGCGGACTACATCATCAAGTACTTCATCGCCGCCCGGAAGGCGTACAACAAGCTCGCCATCCCGCGCGCCGGCCGCTACGCCATGATTAACTCCGACGTGGAGGAGATCCTGCTGAACTCCGACCAGTTCACCTACTGGGTGAGCGGCGAGGGCAACAAGGTGGCCATCGAGCAGGGCGATTTCGGGATGCGGGTCGCCGGATTCGACTGCATCGTGACCGACGAGATCCCGACCGCCACCACCTACGGCGGCCAGGCCAACATCGCCCAGTGCGTCCTGGGCCACGTGAACGGGCTCGGTTTCATCCGGCAGCTCCAGGAGACCGACCTGAACTTCAAGCTCCAGACCTCGTTCGACCGGGCCTCCCGGCAGCTCGACGTGTTCGGCTTCGGCCTGAGCGACAGCCGCCTCATGGGCGCCATGCCCCTCAAGGTCGCCTAGAAACCTGCGGTCCCCGGGGAGGCGGGCGATCCTGCCTCCCTTGGCCCGCCCCCTCTCTGAGGAATCCCAATGTCAGGAAAGATGGAAAAGGATTACGCCAAGTTGGCCCCGCAGATCGTGGCCATCAAGTTCCCGGAGACCGGGCGGCCGTCCCTGCTGAAGGCCAGTTATCCGCTGCGGGACTGGATCTTCCTGGTCTGCGGCGCCGATCTCGGCAAGAACATCCACCCGCGCTTCATTTTCGAGGACAGCCCCGAGGGCCAGGACATCCTCATGGGCACGCCCGCCGATGACGTGACCCTGGAGTTCCTGGTCGGGCTCTCGGACGAAATGCTGCGTGCCAAGGCGGCCCAGCACGGCGTCAAGACCAGCCCCAAGCAGGCCAAGAAGGTCATCGCGTTCAACATCCTGGCGGCCCTGGAGGAGTCCAAGAACAAGGGACTCACGGCCGCCGCAACCGGGGAGTAGGCCATGCTGACCTTCGCGTCCATCTCGAACCGGATCGGACCCATGCGGCCCGACAAGTTGCCACGGGAATGGCAGCTTGCGTTTCAGGTGGCGGCGAAGCGTCTGGCGGAAGAGACCTTCGGGCTTCAAGAAGTGGCCGAGTTCACCATCCCTTCCGGGACGGTCTACGTTCCGGTCTACGACCCCACGACCGACCTGAAGGAGGCCGTCCACATATTCAAGGCGGAATGGCAGGACCCGGCGGGGAATTGGAACCCCCTGCGGCCCCTGAACGAGAGGCAGATGGAGGCGACGACCCGCCATGCCTTCAACAGCCCCGGGGAGATGCGTGCGTTCACGTATGTCCAGGGGAAGTTCTATCCGAACCGCCCGCCCGCGGTTGACACCCAGGTTCGCGGAACCATCGCCTACGTACCCGTGGGCGAGTTCAGCGAGGTCGATTTCGGCGCGGAATACAGGGATGCCCTGGTCGAGGGCGCCCTGGCCTATCTGCTGCGGCTACCGGGGAAGGAGCAGGACCGCGCTGCGGCTGCTGCCTCGGAGGCTGCGTTCCAATCCATGGCGAGCGGTCTCAGGGGGGTGAACCTGACCGGCGCCATCGGTTTCGCCC